CTTGATGGTTGTATAGTGTAGTGAGTGGGAGTAATTCTCCACTTAAGTCACATAACAATCATTGAGGCACAAGTCACCAACTCTGGAGTAAGCACATGAAATACCTTTCACTAATTATTAAAGTTCTCTTTCTCGTTGATGCGGTTCGTTCTGCCTTGGCAGACGGTCGCTTGACGGAGGAAGAGGTCCACAGTTTTGTGGAGAAAGGTAGTGCTATACTTCTGAGTCAGGTGACTGAGTCGGTCAGTTCGGTTTAGAGCTTTCGCTCGAGGGCGAGGCATTTCTGCTTTCCCTTGTTAGGAGTTATATAATGTCGTCAGGTTCAATTATCGAAGATGGGCGTTCCCCGAGCGGCTACACATGTAGTGGAGCCGTTCTTAGTTTAGGGAATGAATATCAACGTATATGGAGTGGGAACAATTCTGTTAAAGGAATGTTAACCCCAAATCCTTATAGTGGCTATTACGCACGTAATGAAACCGTACCCCTAGAAGTTACTTACTACAACAGTGGTGAGGAATTTGCTAGGTGCACTAACCCGTTCAGGGCTGGTGATTATATAGCAATACCTACGTGGAAATCGTCGCATGACATGGTAGTTCTTAGCCGGCTTGCTGGCAAAATTAAAGAACACGATTTCAATGCGGCAATCTTCGTAGGCGAACTTGGCAAGACCGTTGACATGGTCAGTGAAACTGTCAAGACCTTAACAAAAGCTGCCATATCCGTGAAGAAGGGAAATTTTTCCCAAGCGGCTCGACTTCTTAACCTCAGTGGCGATTATAATCGCCGCAAAAGGCAGAATAGAGCTCAGCGCGACCCTCGTAGTGACTGGTTAGCGCTTCGGTATGGATGGCGCCCGATGCTCTCAGATATTTATGAGATGTCAAAAGCAATATCTCAACTGAGTACACCGAGAAAGACGACGATAAGGAGCAGTTTTAAGCTTCCGATCGAACCTCCAGAAATCTTCGATTACAATGGCGTGAATATTGCCAAAGCAAGCGGAGCTGGGAGTTACGTAAAACGCATTATTGCAGTGTTTTACGAACGTCCGTTAGACCTTGAGCAGCATCTCGGGCTTGACAACCCGTTAGGTGTAGCTTGGGAATTCGTGCCTTTAAGTTTTGTTGTAGATTGGTTCCTCCCGATAGGTAACTATTTGGATGTCCGAAATACAATAACGAAAGCCGAATGCACTTTCATTAGCACTACGTACATTTGGTATAAGTATTCACTAAGTGTGCAGGGCATTATGTATAATGGCAACCCCATTCGAAGAGAATGGAACTCTGCCACAAGCAATACTGCCTTTTATAGTGTGAATCGTTCCATTTCGACGTCGCTTAATGTACCCACGCCTTCTTTCCGTAACCCTATCCCAGAAAATGGGAAGGATGCAGGAGCAAGGTTCCTGGATGCATTGTCTTTATTTTCTAAGGCGATATTTGATTTGGATTACAAATAATCTACGGGGAATCCCGTCTTCGTGCCCTTGTAAAGTACGATGTCTAAAGGAGTAACTACAAATGGCTGATATGGCTAACATTGTCGCCTATGATGGCGCCGATACACCCGCTGCACATACCTATGTTCCTGTGGATACTAACACCGAAAAAGGTGTTACGACCTCGATTTGGCGTGAACAAGTGGCGAATTTGCCATTTTACGCGCAAGGAACGGTAACAATGAAGAAGCAGAAATTGCCTTCAGGTGTGCACCGAGTGTCTGTCCGAGTCGAGGTCCCAGTAATGGAATCTGTGAGCGGTCAGAATGCAGCAGGTTATACAGCTGCCCCCAAGGTCGCGTACACTGACACCGTTGAATCGGTGTCGTTTTTCAGTGAACGCTCTACTATCGGGGGTCGTCGTTTGGCCCGCATGTTGTTGACTAACATCCTCAACAACGTGGCCACATCTGTGGCTGCTGCAACTACGGGACCAGCAGTTCTGCTGGTTGATACTAACGTATCTCCTACTTAATCCTCCCTTTCAACTAACCTTCATGAGGTTCATCATGGTAAAATCTACCACCTGGGACGAGAAGTTCGCCTATGAGACCACTCTTCAGATCCTTACGGATCTCGCCCTCTCGCATCTTGATGACGTTGTTGCTACACCTGATTTACTTTTGTCGGGTGTCTGCGAAGCGTCTAAGGCGGCTGAAGAAATACGAGCATTTATTACTCGTCGTTCTTTTAGCAACCTTTGCGATTTCGAACTGGATTATAATTGCGGCATTTCTGCTACTAATCTCATTCATCTGAGGCAAGCTCTTGCATGCTTTCAAAAGCTGGAAGATCTAGACTTGGGTGTTGATAAGGAAGCTGTCGCACGTAAGAAGTTCGAAGCGTCGGAGCAAAGCTGTTTAAAAACCAACATCAAATTTTGCAAATGGAGCAGTGGGGAGTTTCAATTCCCTGCTGCCGTAGAGGCCGTATTACACGGCGCTATGCGGAAAATATCCAAATGCTTAGGAGATGTGCCATCTCTTTCTGAGATGGAGCTGCGCTTTGGACCGGGGGCAACTACTTCGGTTAAAAGAAGAAAAGCCTGTGACCGTGAAAAATTGTCACAGGTACCATCGTGTAGCGCAGATTTACTTCCACTTGTACCGGCGATTTTAAGCCAGTTACCCGGATATACCGGGCTACACACCGTCGACAGTTATGTTGACGGTGAATTTGAAGTGGATCTAGTCAACGTCGAACTTCATGACGCTGTACTAGATTTTGCGCCGAAGAACGCTAAAACGTATCGGACCATTTGCAAGCAGCCCACACTGAATATGATGTATCAGTTAGGGCTTGGCGACCAGATGGCGAACCGACTGTTAGGCGTAGGGCAGGACATTCGCGATCAAGCAAGAAATCAACGCTTGGCTCGTGAAGGTTCTCTTACTGGGGCTTTAGCAACCCTGGACCTTAGTGCTGCTTCTGATTCTATAAGTATAGAATTAGTGGCCCACCTACTTCCTATTGAATGGTATTCCGCCCTATCCTTAGGGCGAACTAGTATCCTCAGTGATCGTGGAAAGCTTTACCGTTTCCAACAATTTTCATCGATGGGTAATGGTTATACGTTTCCGTTAGAAACCCTGATATTTTGGGGCTTAATGATGGCAACGGCGGAGTACCTAGGTAGTTCTACAGACCAGATCAACGTATATGGAGACGATATTATCGTTCCCGTCGACGTTGTCCCGCTTGCTCGTGAAGTACTCGAGCAAGTTGGTTTCAAGTTAAACCTTGAAAAGTCATTCTGGTCTGGTGGGTTCCGTGAAAGTTGCGGGACAGACTATTTTTGCGGTATCAACATACGGCCCTACTATGTGAAAGAATTGCTTTCGTTCGCTGATCTCTTCCGTGTGCACAATGAATACGTGCGCCGATTTGATCTTGAACGTGCTAGGCTAGTCCTAGCTCACATTCCACCGACCTTTCGCATTTATGGACCTGACGGCTATGGTGATGGTCACCTTCTTGGTGACCACCGCCGTCTTATCCATAAAGCTAAGGAAGGATGGGCAGGGTATATCTTTGACACATTTGTACTGATTGGGAATCGCAGTAAGCGTCCTCAACCAGGAGATCGTGTCCTACCTGTTTACTCGGTTTACGTGAGAAATCGCGGACGCCGAGCAGACGAAACCTCATACCATGGGTATTTCAAGAACTATGATGCATTGTACTTGAAGCAACATGCCCTTGATTTTGAGGCTGGTAGTGGTTGTACTCCTCACAAGACTATAAATAAGAGTCGTGATGAATACGTACCGGTGCTTTCATTACCGGGAACCAAAGGATACAAGCGTATAAGTATCTATACACTTGCAATAACCTAGTACACTTTGTACTAGGGTGCGAAAGCT